TTGATTTTTTTTTTTGTTTTTTTCATAGTACAAGTCCGTGAAATTGTGCCGTATCATCTGGGTTTATGTCTTCATTTCCATTATTTGTGTAATACTCTGGAAAATGTTGTGTTGCATTATCTGCTAAATAATCAATAAGCCTATTTGAGAAATATTGAGCTGTTTGTCTTTCTTTTTCTACCAAATAATCAACTTCTTCTTTTGTAGCCACTTGGCTATTTTCTGAGGTGTGCCTATAAACCCCTTTATTTGATACTGTAACCGCCAAGGCTGGCAATATTTCAACCATAGCCCAGTGACAAAGTGCTGGTTTTACATAGTCCTTTACTAAGGTTAAATAATGACCTGATAAAGTGTTGTTTTCAATTTTACTTTCAACTGCCCTGTATAAATCCGTTCCTAAAAATCGTTGTATGTGAATTTCTTGAGCGATGAATAAATTTTGCAGAAAACGATCATCAGATATGTTTCCATTTGCTTGCGTAAATCGCTTTACGTCTATTGGTGTTATAAATAATGCTTGAGCCATGTTGTTTTAATTTTCAAATCCCATTTTATCCCAATACGCTTTTGTGTAGCCTGCATACTGCATGTTTTTGGGGGCTATTGAGACTTTATTATTATTGGATTCTGGTTTGAACCCTCTTTTTATTGATTCTGTTGTACTTATGGCTTCCCCTAAGCTTCTGCCGCCTTTTCTTGCAAATGTTCTTCTAGTCCAGCGATGAAAACATCTTGCCCCGCCTTTGTATAACCAAATGGAGTATGTTCCGTCTGGGTTTGTTTTACCGCCCTTTTGAAATCCTGGGTTTACTTGTTGTGTTCCCATTTCAAGAATGTCTTCCTTTCGGTATATTTTTTGCGCTTTCATCATTTTATCGCAAAAAGTTCTTGATTCATTGGTTTTAAGTTTTCCTGGTGCTTTTGTGTATTTATAGCGCACTAAAAACTCAACCCCTTCTTGACCTTCTTTTTTTGAAGTTCCATCCTGTTCGCTCTTTCTGTATGGTCGGGCTTTTCCAGTGCTGACAAAATCCCAGATTTTAGCTAATAAAGTGCTGTTATCTTCTTTGTTTAAATCAGTTATAATTTCATCCAATTGATCCTCCAGCTCATAATCAACTTCTGCCTCGTGTTCTAGGTTGTAATCTGCTAATAAATCATCTTCGTTTTCTCCTAGTGCGATTAATTTATCTGCAATGTCTAACTGCTCAGATTCAGAAAGATTAAGGCTCATTTTAACGCCAATTTCCTGCTCTTCTTCTTCATCTGTAAGTAATGGGTCTATTTCTGAAAATTCGATCGGCTCAAGCGTTTTAAAATATGTGTTAAGCGCAATGCCATTGACTGCAACAATGCTGTCTATAGCCTCCAACATTAAAAGCTGGTAGGGTTTAATAACAATGTTATCAAACAACTGAAAGCTGTTTTTTAGCTCATCCGCATTTGATCCCAAAGAACTGTTTCCATCTCTAATTCCTAATAATAGGGGAGAGGTCACTCGATTTGAAATCATCAGTTTTTTTGAACATTCATCAGATAAATAAGCATAATGTTCGGGCGCATTATTTAAAGGGATATCATCTATTGTCGTTCTGCTTTCTTGGTTGTTATTAAAAGCAATCACAATCTTTTCTCCATTGCTGCCTGAAAGCTTATCCATCACATCACCTTTCACTTGTAGTTGTTCTTCCCTTGAAGGCACGCCATTGTTAAAGTTTACAATTTTAGTACCTGAAAAACCATTTTGAACATCGTTAATCAAGTAATCCGAAATGTCTTTTTCCATCACCGCGTACTCAATTCCACCAATATAATCTGGGGGGCTTACATAATGAAATCCAGTCACATATTTACGCACAACTAAAACCTGTTGTTTTTTCTTTTTTGCCTCAGAATTAAAAACAGGGATTCTTACAAGTTCATCAGTTTTTTTATACTTAGCCCAGTCTGGATGATATAGATAGGCTTCAATTTTACCCTTATCATTTGCTTTTTCTGGTCTTAATGTTTGTCTGGGAAAATGTAAGACTTTACTTACTTTTGAGCCTTTGTAAATGACCTGAAATACACCTTCGCCCAGCAGTTTTAAATCTTGTATAACCCTTCTTACTTCTTCATTTTTAAAGAGGCTTTTCATTTGTGCATATTCATCAGGCTTCCTATTGGAGTCTGAAGCATCAAGCCCTTTTCCATAAATCAAATTCACAATTCCATTAATAATGGCAAAAGAAGTCGGGGACTCTATATACGTTTTAATTAAAAAACTATAGTAATCATTGTCTGCTCCATATTCTACAAACTCCTTCCCAGCCACTTCTTTGGCTTCTGGAATTTCATAGCTGCTCAAATTTATTACATGAGCGTTTACAGTTTTTTTAGTTTTACTCATTTTCATAATACTTAAATTCGTTCTCGGTTACATTTGTAGTGTAAACATCTTTGTTTATGGAATAATCAGGTATTTCTTGGTTGGTGCAAAACATTAAATCTCTGTAAACAATTGCACCGCTTACAGTTTCTTTTATTTCTAAAGTGTAAAATTGATCTTGTACCAAATCAGAAGTAAAAACAGTTTCAATCTGGTTATAATAGCTATTTGTTGTAATGACATTTGTGCCAATTAAAGTGGAAATAATTTTATTCTCTGCTTTTGAGTTTATGTTTACTGTATATGAAACACTGGCAGAAAATGTCCTCATAATAAACTTTATGATTTGAGATGCTAGAGTGTCTTTTATTACTATCATATTCTAAAAAATAAAAAAGGAGACAGTTAATTAACCGCCCCCTCCCTAAAAAAACTAATACAAATTAAAAATTCTCCCCTTAGTTTGTTGTTGATGGTGTTATTGCTACCGTGGAAAGTGCGCCTGTAAATGAGGTGTTTAAAATGCCGTCTTCTACATGTATAGCACCCACTTTTTCCATCCCTGCAAATTCTAATGTGTAAGCACTAGAGTCTCCAAAAGCATCGCCTGAACTAATTGTTCCTGTCGTTAAAGACATTCCATTTTCGATGCCTAAAAAGAATAAATGTCCGTTTCTGTCTTCAACAAACACTTTCGGTCTGTCATAGGCTAATAACTTTATTTCTTTAAGCGTTGCGCTGTCTAAAGTTTGTAAGGTTATTGTTAAGGCTTGTTCTGAAAATGTCGTTCCTGCTTCATCACTTGATGTGATTGTTTCAGTAAACGTATTTGAGCCTTTAAGTTCATATTTATAAATACTAGAGGCAGGAGCTGTAAATGATTCAATTTCTCCAGTGGTTGCATCATAAGCAACCGCTGTAATGTCTCCAGAGGCTGCAAAATATACATTTTGTAATCCTCCAAGATTTGACTTACATCCTAAATCCCTGCCCGAGCTAACTTCACATGACATACTAATTATTTGTTTTTAAGACTGGTTTTAAATAGTCTTGTTTGTTAATTATTTAATTATTAAGAGTAATAAACTACTTCTCCCAAGAATCCTATTTGTGCCGCTGCTTTCCATCTCATAATCAGTCTATAGTTTTGACTTCCTGTGATGTTTTTCATGTCTAATAATGAAACCTCATTAAAATCACTTGTTACAGAAAAACCAAAAAATAAATTTGATACTGTAGTGGCTAACATATCATTTGTTGGCAGCCCTGGCGCTCTAAAGATTTGGATTCCATCATAAAGCAATGACTGCCCTAAAGATTGGTTATGTCCTTTGTTTTCATAACCTCCAAAACCTGCTGCAAAGCCGCCTAATGCGTGCGTATATGACTGAAAAATGTGGTTTGAAACGTAAATTCTTAAGTCTGGAGCATTTAAAAGCTGAATTGGAATGACATCAACTACCTTTTTAATTTCTTCGATTACATTTGCAGACGTAACAGTTGTCCCAGTAACAACAGCGCCTCCTGCAAGGTCAGTTGGATTGGCTGCACAAATAGTCGTGTAACCATCAAATGATCCTGCTGTTGCAACAGTACCCTGCCAGATACGTGTTTCGGTTGCTGCGGCTGTTTTAGCTACAAAATGACCGATGATAAATTCTTCAAATGTTGGTGGCAAATTACGTCCAAGAACGCTGTAGCCCATAGAGGCAGCTTCCCAAGATTGAACCCAAGTTTTAGAACAAAACTCA